ATGTAAAATAATCGTTAAACTGCACAACTTCGAGGATTGCTTTTTCATCGTCTTTATCTTCGTAGATTTGACGAACAATTCCGCCGTACTCTGTCTCGGTAAATTGTTGCTCTTCATCTAGTTCGAACGGCTCACCATTTTGGTCAACGAGCATCCCAGTATTGGGGTCTCTAATGACTGCAAAATCTTCTTCTTTTTCCTCAATGTTTGCTTCATACCGAGCCCAGAGAACGCCGCGCCCTGTGAGTAGGTATGAAAGCGCTGAGTTATAACCAACAAGTGAAAAATCAAAATGCTCATCAATGCAGTATTGAACGTTTCTTTCGAGAACTGTTGCCGCTAGTTGGTATTGGAGTCCTCCTACTTTTTTTCGTAGAGATGCTTCGACCTTTGGAGTGCTTGAGTAGTACGCGGGCAGGATTGTGTTTACGAGATACCACCAGACGTTTTTCTTTCGGATAACATCGTTAAAGTTTGAAAGGTTTAAATCGCCGCGGTAGATATTGATTGATTCCTTTGCGGATTCGCGGAATTTGCGGTGTCGCTCTTCGGATTGTGTAAGTTGGTCGCACCAATAGCGAGCATCGTATTTCTTGCGCTTCGAGGCCTGTTCTAGTTTGAGGTTTTTCATTTTTTATAATCTTGCCCGTCTTGCTTCGGCCCTTACCTGTTGAACATATTGTTGCACTTTTAGCAACCCTTTTTGAATAGGTTCGTCTACTTTTTTATACGTTGATTCGAGAAGTCGCTCCTTGCAGAGGTATCGAAGAGCGTCCGCACCGTGGTCTTCGCCAGTAGTATCAACATCTTCGGGTCTTTTTGGGCATACTTGAAGAGCGGGCAGCGTGTCGAGTAGGTAGTTACAAGTTGAGAAAAAGAAAATCATATTTTCTTGTAAACGCTGTCTTATTTGAGACCAGCCAGAGAGGCGGTCGTTATCCCCGCGCTGAAAAACAGGGACACGATGCTTTATAAGTCCAGGTTTAATTTGGTCGTGGATGGAAGGGCCGCCCTCGTTGCTAAAGATTGACGGGTCAGCAACGGCCCTAGATATTGTTTCACCGCTGCAGCGTTGGCCTATGTTCTCGCCGATTGTGACGTTATCTTGCCCTTTGGCCATAAGTTCGCGGTATATGACGATTGAGTTTTTGGGGTAGGGTACTTCGCGTCCGCTGTCGTCTTTGCCTGAGGAGATGGCACCCCAAACGGCGCAGTAAGGAGAGCGAAATCCCCAGTCAAACGCAAGATAACGCTGCCAGTGCTGAGGGATTGGAAACGGTGAAATGATGTGTTTCTGCCCAAACTCTGGAAAGTAGCTGCCTGCGTGTATTTCGAAATCGCCTTCGAGCCAAGCCCTAACGAGCTCGGCACTTCCTACCATGTGAAGGCGCTGAATATACTGCGGGTCTTTCTCAAGTAGTATCTGATTGTCTGTGATACGAGACGGAATATAAACATAAGGGATATTATCGCCAGTATCTAGTTTCCATTCAAGCCGCTTCATGCCAAGTGGCGCGGGCTTAACAAATTTTTCTCGAAGCCAATAGTGCCCAGCCCCGCCAGGGTTAAAGGTGAGAATAAGCTGTATGGGCTGGTCAATGGCTCCGCCTCTTAGTGCACCGAAAAGCTTCCAGATAGGCGCAGGGTCAGGGTAGTTTCCCGCCTCTTCTACGGCAGCGTCACTGAGGTTTTGCCCTTGATACTTTGCGGCATCAGCATCGTTATATAGCGGTCTGAAGCGTAAACGCCCGCCATCAGGGAAAGTAAATTGCCGTTTTTGCGCCTGAAATGTTGCGCCGAGTGGGACATATAGTTGCATGGCGCGCTCGATAAGGTCATCGGCCTGCGGCATTTCACGGCGAAAAAACACGGCGTTAAAGTTTTGTTTGTAAAGTTTTTGCTTGAGACCAAACATCCCCAGAACGCCGTCGGTCTTGCCTCCTCCGCGCGCACCACCAAATCCTATCAGTGGGTAAGGGCAAGTGATTAGAGCCTCTTGTGGACCAGCCTGCGGCGCCCAGACAACGCTAGTTTTCTTCTTTGCTGTCATCGTGGTCGATTGTGTAGGTTTTTTCCCAGTCTAGGGCAGAGAGCGGCCTAGCACTAAAGACAAACTGCGCGGCTTGGATGGGGTCTAGGCTATGTTCGATGGATTCTTTGGCCTTGCCGATACCTCGGTCAAGAATTGCTTGAGCCGCCTTGAATCGTAGGTCCTCCTCTTCGGCTGAGCGCATGAGTCGAACCAGGGTTTCAAATGCCTCCATAGAACGCTCAAGAAAGGCCTTTTTTACCTCTTCAGGAATTTTCGGCTGCCCATTAGGGTTGCCCGTTTGTCCTTTCTTAAAAACCATCCTCGTCGATTGTAAGCGTATTGTAGAGTGAAAGAGTAAAAAGCAGACAGATACAACTTGATTCTGCCTGCCAAAAACCAAATGAATATACCCAAAAGAGCATAAAAAGCCAGCTTACACAAGAAGATTTTGGAAAAAACTCTAAATAAAACACTGTTACATGAAAAAATAAGAAAATATATAAATTAATACATCACTTTCTTATACTTTTGGACTCCTAAGTCCCTCTTCTTACTTATTATTATAATAATATATATTATTATATATATATAGAGAGGAAAGAGGGCGCGCCGAGCACAAAAAAAGACACCTCGAGGGGTGTCTCATATATTTTTATATTTTTATAATAACTAGGAAAATCAACTAGTTAAGCGTTCAATAATTAAGAATAGTGCTTAATAATATACTTTTTTACCTCAACCGCTGATACTGAGTCCGCTTTTTGTGGCTACCAGGAAGCTGCACCACTTGCTGCTCAAATTGGTCTGTATCAACTAACTCGCGAAGTACTTCAGCGCGAAGGGTAGGGTTGGCGGGAAATTTTTGCCCAAGAACCGACTTGGAAACTACGTCGCCAACACGTACCGCGGCCAGAATCCGTTCTTTAAGTTTGCTAAAAGCTCTATCAAGCTGCGTATCGAATAAGCTCGCTGCGCACGACGATATAGCTCCGCTTATTAAAAAGTCGGATAGATGTAAAGCATATTCCAAGTCGCGCCCCTTGCATAGATCCTCATTCGCACAAATTGTAGCAATTTTAACCGTATGCTCAAATCTTCTCGTATTAAAAATACGTTCTATTGACGACTTGGAATCAGTGACTTTGTATTTGGCAACATCAACGAAGTTATCAATTAGAAGAGTTGCCCGTGCATCGAACCGCACCTCCTCTTCTTTAGGCGTTGTCAGAATCTCAATATCGCCTCCAGATTCACGAATCTTGCCCTTCTGCACCTCTGATACCTCTTCGAGTAAACGGCTTGAAATTTTGCCCATTTCAGGCGTTTTGCCGTGTGCTGCAGGATTGCCAAAACATAAAAGCCAGCGAGATAAAAGACCGTCGAAAACAAATTCTTCAGAAAGAGCCCCGAAAAAACGGTTAGGCGTTGAAGCCGCAAAGATTGAAAGCTGCGGGCGGTCAATATCAATCCTTTTTTGCCCTGTGCGAGCGGAATATTGGTCACCAATATAGAGGCGGTTGCCTGCGCTAAATATTTCCATAATGGTACTAAGAATCATGGCCTGAAAGCTGTTTTGAGACTTGGAAAGAGCACCGAGAGCAATTCCGAATTCATCCCAGACAAGAAACTGCCGAGCTTCGTAGTTAGATGAAAGAGCTGAAAGAAGTCCTGAGTCAGACTTTGGCTTGCCCATAAGATACTCAGCCAGCCCAGCTTTGACAGCAAGGTTTTGAATTGCTTCTTGGCACTGAGACTTTCCAGTACCTGAATCTGCAATAGCGCAGGCATAGACATTCGTTGAGATATTAAATTTATTTCGGTACCGCTTAGACTTTAAAAATCCCACAAACGAAAGAGCAGCTCCAATTGCAAGCGCTGGCTGATCGTATTGCAAAGTGCCGTAAATATAGCGGGCAATATCGCCAGCAAGATTAGGCATTTCGAAAAGTAATTCGTGGGCAGTGATTTTCATTTGCAGGCCTTTAAATAATCCGTCAGTAATTGCTGGAAGCGCTCGACTA